AACATTCACACAAAATTACAGTGATAATTCTATTTCTGCTGGCACCAGTAATGTAACAGTTGCTAGTAACGCCAATGTATCAATTGCTGTGGCTGGCAGCAACGTTGCAGTATTTGCCACAGCCGGCGAATATGTCACAGGATTACTATCAGTAACTGGCAACATCACTGGTGGCAATTTAATCACAACTGGACTAGTAAGTGCCACTGGTAACATCACAGGAAATTATATTCTAGGTAATGGAGCATTATTAACTGGTGTTATTACAAGTGTGGCAAATATCAACAATGGTACAAGTAATGTCACTGTTGTAAGTTCGGGCGGTAATGTCACAGTGGGAGTAGGTGGCACTGGCAATGTTGCTGTGCTTGCAAACACAGGCGTATATGTTACTGGTTTGAGTAGTGCCAGTGGCAACATCACTGGCGGTAATATTAACACCGCAGGTGTGATGTCAGCAACAGGTAATGTTACAGGCAACTACTTCATTGGGAATGGCTCACAACTCACTGGCGTTAGCGCACCCGGAAACCTCTGGGTAGTCGGCAGATTGGCAACATATTATGTACCAATAATAAACGGTATATTAAACATAGTTGGGCGAACTGGAAACATCTCAGTACCAACTAATGCATAAATACATAATAGGAATATAAAATGGCCAATCGTTTTCCGTTAATTGTCAACACAACAAGTGGGAATAGCGTCCAAGAACTACCTTCGGGTGATTTTTTAGATTTAAGCAATAGCGGAATTGCTAACAGCGGTAACATCACAGTAAGCGGAATAGTAAGTGCCACAGGCAACGTTTCTGGAAATTACATTCTAGGAAACGGTTCGCAACTGTCAGGAATTATCACCAGCGTCAGCAGTTTAAGCAACGGTACTTCAAATGTGGATGCTACTAGTTCAGGCGGCAATGTCACAGTGGGTGTGGGCGGAACATCAAATGTAGCAGTGTTTGCTACCACCGGTGTGTTTATAACTGGCGTAGTAAGTGCTAGTGGCAACGTTACGGGTGGTAATATTAATACAGCCGGGGTTGTATCGGCAACAGGCAATGTTAGCGGTGGTAACTTAAATGTAACTGGTAATATTGTCGACACAGGTCCAATGTCATTGGTAACTGCTGCCAGCGGGAATGTTAATCTAGCACCCAACGGCACAAACGTGTTGATTGCCACCACAACTGGCGCCAACATCACAGGTACACTCAATGCCACAGGTAATGCCAACGTGGGAAATTTGGGTGCCGCAACTGTAGTTGCAACAACAGTGACTGGTGGCAACATTAGTATTGCCGCAGATTTGATCAGTAGTCTGGGCACAACACTCACTATTGATCCAGCCACAGCTGGTAACGCCGGATTGGTTGTTATCAACGGTAACTTGCAAGTTAACGGTACAACAACAACTATCAACTCTAATGTGGTTAGCACAAACGACTTGACAGTGAACTATGCTAATAATGCAGTTAACAGTGCCGCAGCCAATGGTGGTGGTATTGAAGTTGGACCAATTGGTACACCATTCATCACTTGGTTATACAACAGCACTGCTAACGTGTTTACATCCAGTGGTGGTGTTAGTGCTGTTGGCAACATCACCGGTGGTAACCTAAGTGGTACTAGTATTGTGGGCACGTTGTCCACAGCGGCACAAACTAACATCACATCAGTGGGCACTTTGACTGCATTGGCAGTAACTGGCAATATTACTTCAGGTAACCTAAGTGGCACCAGTATTGTGGGTACACTAACCACAGCCGCACAAACTAACATTACATCAGTTGGTACACTGGGCAGTTTGGCAGTAACTGGTAATATTAGTGGTGGAAACATAAACGCCACACTCAACGGCTCGGGTGCCAACGTTACATCAATTAGTGCTACTAATATTTCATCAGGTACATTGGCACAGGCTAGATTAGCTAACGCCAGCTTGACTGTTAATGGTACTTCAATTGCACTAGGCGGATCAGGTACAGTAACAGCCACAGCAACCAACGCACTCACAATTGGTACAGGTCTTGGTGGTACTAGCTACAACGGTAGTACAGGCGTTACTATTACTAATACAGGTGTTACTAGTCTAGTAGCAGGTACAAACATTGCTGTAAGCGGAGCAACTGGTGCAGTCACAGTAAGTGTAACAGGCACAGTACCAACAGCTACTAGTGCTACAACTGCCGGTACCGTGACCACAGCCGCACAAGGTAATATTACAAGTGTAGGTACATTGACTGCACTCGCAGTGAGTGGTGCAATCACAGTGAACTCTGGAGCAGCCGCCACAGCCATTGTCAATGGTGCTACAACTGGAGTTGGTAATATTGGTAGTTCAACCACTACATTTAACACAGTATTTGCCAAAGCAACCACAGCTCAATACGCTGACTTGGCAGAAAATTACGTAGCAGACCAAGACTATCCAGTTGGTACAGTTTTATGCATTGGTGGAGACAAAGAAGTTACAAGTAGTAACGCATTTCACTCCACTAAAATTATTGGAACAGTAAGTGATAATCCAGCTTATCTCATGAATAGTGGGTTACAAGGCGAGAATGTAGTTGCTGTGGCCTTCACAGGACGAGTACCTTGCCGTGTAGTTGGCAAGATTAATCGTGGAGATTTATTAGTTACCAGTCACCTTGAAGGAGTTGCAACAGTGTTAAACTCTGCATTTTACCTCCCTGGTTGTGTATTAGGCAAGGCCTTGGAAGAATACAACAGTGACATTCCAGGTATGATTGAAATTGTTATAGGGAGATTTTAATGTTAGAAAAATATCGAAACGACTATGCCGGCGAGCATATTTTGGTTAAAACTACTTTCCAAAATGGAAAGAAAACTGAACAACGTGAGTGGATGGAGAATCCCATAATAAACCAGCACGTTAGTGGGCGTGCCGCAGTCATGAGTGGAGACATAGATCTTTCACAATTTAATCTCAAGCATTTAAAAAATCACCGTGGTGGATTATTAGGCACCAAACGATTGCAAACATATGGCACCGGCAACAGCAATGAATATTTAAATGTGGACTTTTATGTGACCACGGATAGAGAACAAATAACCAACGTCAAAGATTATGCAAAAGACAACATTGTTTACTCGTCTACATCAGTGTGTTTAAACAATCCTGGCTTGTTTTATATTATACCATATCAACCTGGACTTGATGATGTGAGCCATGCTGTTTACCTTGCGGCATTTGATGGACACCAGGAGATTTTTTTACTGGGATACAACAACGACACTCCGTCTGCACACCCTGATTGGCAAAAAAATGTTAATAGAGTGATAGAGACTTATAAAAATGTAACCTTCTACGCAGTAGGGGTAGAAATCAATATTCCAGCAATATGGCGCAGAAATGTCAACGTCAAGACAATGACTTACCGAGATTTTATTTCTTACTGTGACGTATGATGTTGGTGTTGTTGTATTAGGCTAATTTTTTCTCTGACAACATCAAAATTAACCGTGGCCCATAATCCCGGATGCATGGGCTTGGGGTATATGTTGTTGCCAATCCAGGCATATCCTAGATGCTCAAAATTTAATATTGGTTGAAACTCATTGGACACACAGCAGAAAAATGTATGATAAGAAAATTGGTTGTCAGTTGACGTAAACTTTTCCAAGGGAACAAGGCTGACATAATCAGGCATACTGCCCAGTTCTTCTCGACACTCACGATCTATAGTTTCCAACAAGCTTTCGTTGGCTTCGGCCTTGCCGCCAGGCAAGCCCCATGACATTGGATGTTTTGAGTCATTGCGCATTAGATAAAGATATCGTTGAGTCTTTAAACTATAAAACCAAACGCCTACCCCCACTGAACTCATAACACCAGACTCCATTCGCCACCTTCATACAAACCTTCGTAGCTTTTGACCCACTCCACCCCAGTGTATCTATATTGTAGGCCTGTGGTAATGTTGGTGACAAATTGAATATTATTGTTGTGTTGCCCGGCCTCAAATGCCACAGTCCATCCCTGGGATGTGTATTCTATGATGTCGTTCTCATAAGCCACCAAGTTGCCCCAGGCCTGAGTTGTGGAATTTAAATCACCAACATCGTTGAGTATTAGATATCGTTGACCCAACACTGCTGATGGTAATCCAGCTCCAGGGCCCGACATTAGTGGATCAATAACTGAAGTAACCGGAGTCAATGTGTTTTGTGGGATGGTGTCGGTATCAACATCAAATAACAAAAATCTATCATCTGTGGGATCAAAACTCACTGTGCCTACTACTTCGTTGTCGTCACCCCAGAGACTGCTTAGTCTAATCTGACTAATGCCTGGCCGCAAAGTCCCATACATGCCAACCACAGCATGCCACAGCTCATTGCTGGGTGGGCTAGATTGTGCAGACGTGTTGTTGTTGGCTCTGTTTAAGAACCTGTAGCTTGTTGCCAATTAACAGGGTTTGATAACCATATGGTGTAAACAACTGTCTGGTGCCCAGCAACAAATCACTGTTGTTTATGGCATCTCTAGCATCACCGGCTGCATTGTAAACACTGGCAATTATCTTTTCAACTACACCAAGCTTTTTAACCTTGGCCGGACTTGAGATCCAAATTGGCAATGTAAATCGCATGGTCATGATGTCAATGGGATCTTCGGTGCCCACAGGTATAGTTCTACTGCTCCAAGTCACGGATTCTAATTCCACCACACTCAAACTGGTCCAATCAAGGTAGTTGTCTGTGCTTTGTATTTCCAGACTGGGATTAAACAACGTGGCCACTTGTTCAAACAACTGCATTTTTTGATTGGTATTGCTGGTCCAAAAGTCTGCGTTGATGGTCATTTTGTAAGGCACTGGCATTAATCGTTCAATGGTAAATGCATTACCTTGTGTGGTTTCATAAGATTCAGTTTCACTGTCATATGTTCGTTGTCTAACTTGTATTTTACTTACAAAATAGGGTTCTTGCAACCTTGGACGGTCATATTCCATGCCTGATATGTAAAATGTTATCAACGGAGTGCTGGGTAAAAAACTAGCTGAGTTATTTTGTATCACTGTTTGTGCTTGTCTTGAAGAGTCACCATATCTCACTGGCACACGTATCAGTGTAGCGTCTCCGGTGTCATTGGCCCGCCCATACTCAATTTGGAAATTACTAAAAATTCTTGTGAATTGTAATAGAAAGCGACGTATTTGTTCGTCGTAAAAAAATTGTTGCATGCGTTATCGTCCTGGTGGTCTTGGATTGGGTGGTAAGTTGCCGTTGTCGTCACCATTGTCGGCCTTGGGTTTAAGCAAATCTGACAAGCTTTGTCGACTAGGTATATTGCCTAGGTCTGTGGTCGACACGGTGTATGTATTGTTGACAAATCCCGAGCGTAAAGTTTGATTAGATGGACCGTTGGTCAAGTCAGTTCTAACATCATCTTCTATTTTAATCCATGTCTTGCCATTGAATCTAAACAGTCGGTTGGGGAAGTAATCTAGTCGCAAACTGTAGTCGCCTTGTCTTGGGTTAGAAGGGAAACTTATACCTGGGGTCACTGGTAACCCATTGGGGGCAACCCCATCACCAGTCAAATAACCCATGGTGTAACCATCCGACGTTGGGGTTTGTGCCTCACCGGCTACGTTGGGATAAGTTGCGTCCACAGTGTTTTGCGTTCCGTCTATGGTAACTCCGTTTGGATCTGCAGGAGTTCCATCCGGGTTAGTTGGGAAAATATAAAATTTAACTGTGTCATATCCACTAAGTGGAACTTCAATCTCGCTCTGCAACAAGATAGCATCGTTGATTTCAAGATCTCGGGGTCTAGTGCTTTGGGTTTCACTGCTGGTGGGTGGATCAATTTCCTCCCAATAATTGGTATCAGTTATATCTGCGCCAACTGGCACACTGGTCTTGGCTCGATAATAAGTGTCACTGGCATTGACAATAAATCCTGGTGGATAAAAATTGCCAGAATCCCAGATGTTTTCAGTTTCAAATGGTTTGTTGAGAATTTCCTGGTACTCTTGAGCATTCACCATTGGTGTGCATTTCACCCGCCACAAGTGTGGCATCCAGGTTTGACTAAAACCTTCACTGGCAAAACTGGCATCTTGTATCACATAATACTTTGGCAATGCTCTGGGAATGGCAGCGTTGAGTGGATTCATGTCACGCAAATTGGGCACTTCAATGACATCACCACTCATTAACTTGCGTCCAATGGTGTCAATCATGTCGTTGTAATGAAACGTAATAAACAACGTGTCGTTGTTTAAAAACAAACCAAATTGTGTTAGGTCAAAATCTATGTCTTGGGCATTGTAGACCCCGCGCATTTGATACACATCTGGATCATATGCTCTGTCTCGGTTTTCTAACAATAACAAATCTTGTATAAACAACGGATTTTCCGAACTGTACTGTGGTTGCGTGGCATCATAATTCCCGGACTCGGTAGAATCAGTGCCACCAGTTTTGGGTCCTAAGTATTTGTGGACATAGATGTCCAGCCCACCAACGGTGTACATTTCTGCAATGGTACGATCCAAAAATTGGTAGTCACGGGTTCGATTGGGGCGATAAAGGCTGAGTCTAGGCATAGTTTATTATTTATGGGTGTTTGACCATTAAATCCAAAAGTGCTATAATTAGCACTTAACTACACAAGGAGCCACCTATGCTTACAGATGTACAAAGCGCACAAATTAATAATACTGAAGTATACACTTTAGATTATGAGGCAGAAGCCATGCAAAGCTACCGGGACACCGGTGAGGACTTAATGGACGAACTCGAGGTACGTGCCACTAATGTTATTTTGGAACAAACAGCCTGGGACGCTCGCGAGGACCTAGGCGGCATTACTGCCTATTTTAAAGATAATACTTTAGTGGCATTCTACGATTACGAGCAGTTCCGTGGTACTGTGTTCTAAAAACAACAGTTATGGCAGAGATTGACACTCAAATCAATCTCTGCTATAATTACAGTTATTGCTTTTTGGAGATCGCATGAAAGTCGCAACAAAACCAGTCAAGCCCTTGAATCCACGTAGTCCCGATACAAACCACATGGGCATGGAACCCACATGGCAGGTTCAACCAATTGAACATCGAGTTAGTGCATTGGGTCGAGCACTTTCATGGTACAATTACTTTTACGGCAAAAAAGATGCTCGTGAAATGATTGTAAATTATCTAGAAGCGCATGGCCGCAAAGATGATGTGCGCACACTCAAACGTATTCCAGACAGCTCGATTCGACTTACAACAGGTTGGCTGTGCCGCATGACTATGGTGGGACTAGAGCTCACTGACCAAGAGCAGATCAAATTAGATAACTTGCTAAAAGAAGTCTTGGAATCCAAACAAGACGATGTAGCAGAAGAAGCATCAGTAGATGATACTGTGCCTCGAATCACTATTCAGGATCGTCTGCGCGAAAAGGTGGCAGATTGTGCCGGCGAACTTGAAGGCCTGTTTGATGAATTCATTGGCAGTGGTGCCAAGATGTCGGCAGACTTTAAGCCTATCTCAGTTATTCGTGGCAAAAATGTTGCACCACAAATGGTTGGTACCATTGCTGATATTTGGAAACGTCGTCAGGCCGAGTTTGAAGAAGTAATTGCTGGCAAAGATCCACAGTTGGTCGAAGCTTATGGACATCTTGGCAAAATCCAGTTGCGTAATGTACTCAAGTTTTGCGAAACTGTGATCAACGATTGTGGTGCCTACGTACAAATTAAAAAAGTAGAACGTAAACCACGTGCCAAGAAAGCAATTAGTCCAGAAAAACTGGCCAGCAAATTTAAGTATCTTAAAGAATTTGCCGAACTCAAGCTGACAAGTTTGCCAGCAACAGCCCTTGTTAATAAAACTGAAGCCTGGTTGTATGACACTAAGAAACGCAAACTTGTGCACATTGTTGCAGATGAGTACACCAAAGAATTCACTGTTAAAAGCAATTCTATAATTGGGTTTAGTACAGCAGAGACCACCCAGAAAACACTGCGCAAACCAGCAGAACAGCTGAAAGCCATTACCACAGGCGGTAAGCCATCTGCACGTAAATTCTTCAAGGATATTAAAGCCACAGAAACACCGTTTAACGGGCGTGGCACAGAGAACTTGATCATCCTTAAGAGTTGGTAAATATCAATTCTAATGCAATCAAGACTCAAAATACCCAAAATAGAATTTTATATCACCAATGTTTGTAACCTAACTTGTGATCATTGCAATAGATTTAATAATTTAAATTTCAAAGGATGGCAGGCCTGGGATGACTATGCTGAAGTGTATCGTGCTTGGTCACAGCTAATAGATATTGAACACATAGTATTCCTGGGCGGCGAACCACTTCTTAATCCAACCATAATTGATTGGGTTCGTGGACTCAGTGAGCTTTGGCCTGGCCATCATCAAATTTTAACTAACGGCACCAGGCTTAATAAGGTCAAAGGACTATATGATATAGTGCATCGAGCTGACGCCTGGGTGGGTATCAGTATACACAATGTCGATGAAATTGAAATATTATTTAACGAAGTTGAGAAGTTTCTCAAAAGCCCAATTACAAAATTCACAGGTAAAGACAGCAACAACTACCGGGCTGACTTTGTATTTAGAGATAATAATATAGAAATTCCCATGTGGATTCAAAATGAATTTACTAAAAGTGCATTAATACACCAACCCAATGGCAAGCTTTCATTGCATTCAACTGATCCCAGCACAGCCCACGACCACTGCGCTATAGCAAAAGCAAAGAGCTATCATTTTATACGTGGTAAGCTTTACAAATGTGGGCCAGTGGCACTCTTCCCAGAGCTTGACAGTCAATTTGGTTTAGATCTCACCCTAGAAGATCGAAACCTTATACATCAATACCAGCCACTTAGTATAGATAATTTTGCCGAATACCATAATGATTTTTTTAAAAATCTTGATAATCCAATCCCACAGTGCAAATTTTGTCCAGGAAAAAATGATTTTTCTAAAATTTTTCCTTTAATAAAAATCAAGGCTTGACTCTATAAATACACAACCGGAGTCAACCATGGCAGATCAAACACTAGACCCTTTAAAACAACAACTAATTGAATATGTTCAATTGCAACTGGCAGCCGAAATAATCGACTTAGAGCTTGACCCTGCTCACTACGAAGCGGCTTACCAAAAAACCATTGGCACTTATAGACAGCGTGGGCAAAATGCCTACGAGGAAAGCTATAGCTTCATGGAATTGATCAATGATGTCAATGAGTATACCTTGCCACAAGAAGTCACAACTGTTAGACAAGTGTTTCGTCGAACAATTGGCATGGGCACTGGATCAGGCGGATCTTTTGATCCGTTTGGAGCCGCAACTCTCAACGTTTATTTGTTAAACTTTAATCAGGCCGCAGGCGGCCTAGCAACATATGATTTTTATCAACAATATGTTGAGTTGGCAGCTCGTATGTTTGGTGGATTTATCAATTACACATTTAATCCAGTTACTAAAAAACTTCAACTAATAAGAGACCCTAAAGGAACCGGCGAAGTGGTGCTGTTATGGACTTATAATTTGCGGCCAGAAATATCACTACTCAGTGATCATCAAATAAAGCAATGGGTTAGAGATTTCATGGTTGGCCAATGTAAGATAATCATTGGCGAGGCACGAGAAAAGTTTGCCACCATCTCTGGGCCACAAGGTGGAACATCATTGAATGGTGCCGCAATGAAATCTGAAGGGCAGGCAATTATTGACAAGTGCCTAGAAGACCTCAAACTCTATGTTGACGGCAGTCAACCATTGACATTTGTTATTGGTTAATTAATTGACAGACTCCCAGATTTTGATAGTAGGGTGTAGTTACGTAGAAAATCTTGACTGTGTAGACCCGGTAAACCCAAACTGTCGTTTAGATCGATCTAAGATAGTACTTAAAGGTACCAGTGGAGCAGGCAATCAGAGCATAGCCGCAAGAGTCATTTATGAGTGCAGTATGGCCAATTATGATCATGTGTATGTGTTGTGGTCAGGCATTAACAGATTGGATTTCCCCATAGGTCGAGATTTACATCAGGTGCAACCTACCAATAAACACGGCAACCCTAGATATCAGTATTGGTCAGATCTTGGAGAAATGATATGGTACCACAGTGGTGGATACCGACTAAGTGGCACCAGCGATGATTGTCCCAAGTGGTTGCGAGAATTTTACGATCATCAATACAAATCAGCCACCCCAAGATACTTAACAGACTTGACCCTACTCAGTGTCATACAAACACAGGCATTCTTAAAATCAAAAAATATATCGTGTAGCATGAGTTTCATTTATGATGTACATAAAAATTACACAGAAACACACATCGAACCTGGATGTGGAAAACTTGACTCAGAGAGTCCGCTCAACACCTTAATTGATTGGAACATGTTTGGTTCTAATATAGCACCTTTTGAGTTTGCTGTTACTACTAACCAACTTGAACCAGATCGTTTTCATCCCAGATTTGAAGCCATGCAACAATGGTTTGCTCAACAGTTTGGACTAGAACTACTTGCAAAACAATAAAAAATCAATTATAATACTAGCATGGCTGACATTATGATTGATATTGAAACCGTGGGTACAGGTCCTGACGCTTGTATCTTAACCATTGCCGCACAGTGTTTTAACCCACTTGAGCGGCATACCTTTGACTCTTATCGCAGTTACTATGCCCGCATAGATCCCGGGAGTCAACCCGATCGACGGGTACAAGATGACACTATTGCTTGGTGGGCAACCCAGCCTCCGGAAGCGCAAGAAGAAGCATTTGGCGAAGATAATAGAATCCCGCTGAAACAAGCATTAACAGAACTGGGGCAGTACATTTGGCAGAGCAAACGTTTTTGGGCTAATGGCCCTACCTTTGATGCCAACATTTTAGAACATGCTTATAAAAGTTATGACATGACATTGCCGTGGCAGTTTTATGTGGTGCGTGATGCTAGAACTGTTTATAGTTTGTGCCCAACACTTGACAAATACCCAGCCAGCCACCATGCACTGGAAGACTGTCGCCGACAAATTTTATTGTTATGGGACACCTTGGAATATCTCAACATCAAGGAACTGGTATGATTATAGGAATATGTGGGTTTATAGGATCAGGCAAAGACACTGCCGCTGACTACCTGGTTAATTTTCATGAATTTAGACGTGAAAGTTTTGCCAGCACGTTAAAAGACGCAGTGGCACATGTGTTTGGATGGGATCGAACAATGTTGGAAGGGCGTACCAAGGCCGCTCGTGAATGGCGTGAGCAAG